GGTGGAGAAATCTCCCACCCATCTTTATCATAATACTTTTTACCCTCAGTGACTTGTGCCTCTACATATGAATAATCTAAACCCATGCTTGTGCTGCAAGCCATGTTGCCATACCTAGAGATGTTCCCATGATGGTGAGTCTACTCATCCACCACATTATCTCATGTTTATTTTTTGTTATAGTAGTCATAATTAATGTCCCATTGGAATTCCTGATGCCATCAACCGAGTAATGTTATCAATCTCAGTTGGATTCATTTCACACGAATCAATAAAATGAGGATGCCCTTCTAGAAAAGGTACATCCTCTTTTGCTTGTTGCATTGCTGAATATGCATCTACGGCATACTCACAAATTTCTCCTTTGTTTTTTTGTAGGTCATGGTAACCTACGGTATAATGCTTCTGATGAGTCAGGGGCATGATTTTTTCAATCCCATACTGATAAGTATTTATTATACCATGTAAGTATAATTAACTACCTTTGTTCTCCTTTGAACACAGTTTATCGTAGTGATCTGGATGACTATAGGGTTTTAAACCTTTCTTTTCATCCTCTTCTTTTTGCCGATTTAATAATTGTCTATATCGATCTAATTCTTCTCTGTACTTACGTTCAGATTCTGACATGGTTTTGCGTCCTTTACTTATTTGTAGTGGTACGCTGGCTTTGATGTTTTAGATAATTTACCTGACCTAACTTTAGTCCCTGATGTTTCACCATCTCCTTTGGGATGTTTGCCTGGTGCAGACTTACCTAAGTTAATAGATTTATCTGGTTTCTTGGATTGGGTATCATGTAATCTTGCAGGTTTGTCCTTATCTTTGGTGATGACGGATTCCTGTCCATGCTTACGTCCTAATCTTCTCATTGTTTTACCAAACCTACGCTTGCTCATGTTATCAGGTTTGCTTGTTTGGTAAGAGACCTCTCTTCCAGTCCCTTCTTTTCCATCATCAGATTTATATTTGTATTCACCTACACCCTTTTTATATCCAATACCTTTCTTTTTAAAATCTTTTTCCAGACCTTTACGTTTCTCACGGTTCTTAGATTCATCGGATCCTCTATCCGCAGATATATTACCAGTCGTTTTTGTCTTTGACTTGGTAAGCATTCTGGTAGTAGGATTACCTTCTGCAAGTTTTATAAAGTCTGAATAATACATAACTTTCAGTTGTTCCTTTTGAGCTAATTTATTTGCCGTTGCATGCATCACTTCTTTATCACGCTTCCCATAGAGTTTTCTAAAGCGATGACCACTTTTACTTTTCATTCCACGAACTATACGTTCGGCTTCTTGATTAACCAAAGGCATCTTAACCTCCGACCACTTGTACCTCTTCAACCGTAATTGCCTGACCGCCAGCTGTGATCTTTATGGCACGTTGCACGATTGCTTGATTACCAGACTGTGCGTATGTGTAATCAGCAGATGCTGAAGAAGAATCAATATCTGTACTTATTTTATTACCATCAATTGCGGTAATTTTTTTACCAACAGTTCCAGCAGATAGAAAATTACTATCAATTGCAGGATCAGTAGAAGCATCTACAACTGCGATAAAATCACCAACCGAGAAAGGATGATTGCTAGATGAATCCTGAAGGTGTTGCCCAAGGATATAATCTGCAGTAGAATCATCAATCGCTTTAACAACTCTTGCTTGACCTGGTTTACCACCTTTCAAAAGAACAGGTGAATTTGCAAACACTTGGATTGCAGGACCAGCACCAAATTGAACAGTCGTTGCAGCAGTAGCACTTATACGATAAAATCCAGTCTGAATAGTTTGATATTCCGTTCCAGATCCAGATATTGCATTTGTGCTTAATACATTAAGTACAGTCATGTCGTGTCGAGTTAGTTAGATTCCTCTTTATTTATGTTTTTTAACATCTTCTGAAGATCAGAAGTACTCCCGACAAACATAGCATTAGTGACACTAGTCGGACCTTTCTTATCTTCTTTATCTAATTCTTTCATTTTTGTTTGCAGATCTATCAACTTGTCTGTCGTATCTGCCACGTGTTTGATGAGTTGACCAGCAACTTCATAAGCTCTTGGATGATCACTTGCTCGTGCCACATCAAGTATACCATCTACTGCCTCCTGCCCTTTCATTACTAGGCTATGTAGTTGAGCACGAGAAGTCTCGTAATCCTGTTGTACGTCAGGAGTATCAGTTCTCAGTGATTTAGTTTTCTCAACATGTTGTTCCAGTTCAGAAGGTTCTTCACCAAAAGCTTTTGTTAATCCTGTAAAATCTTCAGCCATAATTAGATTGTTTCATCAGCACCGCTAACTGGGTTGCGTTTCTTGAGATCAGTAAAGTCTGAGAATATTTCACCAAATCCGAAATCATCCTCAGAAGTTAATAGTGCATCATCTGCAGCATCTAACTTAAGAATTCCTGATCCATTTGCATGTCCTGCAATAGTTGTGCTGTTCCATCCTCGACTGATATGAAGCGTACTACCAACAACTCTGTTAATATGCATAACCTCAGTACCAATCTGAATGTCATCTCCTTGTGCAAGAGATGATACACTAGCAACAGATATAATTCCATCGTTAATGTCCATTGCAGCAGTAAGAGTAGTAAGTCCTACTCCATCCTGATCTGTTAATGCTTGAGGTGTAACAGTATACCTCTTCTCTCTTGGTGCTGTAGTCGTATTGACAGAGGTATAAGAATCGGTAATAACCTTTTTGATTGTCTTAGCCTCTGTAACAGGACCGTATAGATAAGTCTTAGCAATAAATTGTAATGTGTATATAATTGCTCTACGACTTGCAAAATCTCCTTCGTAATCATCCTCATAATCTATGTTCTGTAATACTACAGGAACATCTTTAGTTTCCCCTATTGATGTTTGGAGTTTAACTGAGAGATTATAATGAGGTTGAAAGTACGGAAGAATTTGTTCAATGATTTGTAATCCGTCATCTTGATTTTTCGATATAATTGCCAATTCAAATCCAATATTATAAGGCACAGGCATGAAAGCTGACTTAACTTCATCTACGTCTTTCTTGAATTTGATCTTTTGTGTGGGTGAGACTTTCCTTGTAGAATCATAACTAACAGAATTTATTTCAAACGAAAGTCTGGGTAATGTAATTTGAACCCTTTTATTAGTTGGATCTGGGTTTTGATCCAGACGTGCTAAGAATTTTTGTTTTGGACCATAAGCTAGAGGAACTTTCATTACCTCATCTGATCTTCTTATTTCAATGTTATTGAAAAGAGTACCAAAAGAAACAATAGTCTTTCTAAATATTTGGTTATAGTTGTAGGTTCCTAGCATTAGATTGTTAAGTCAGTGGATGATCCAACTGATCCGAATGGGTTTGCTTCACTGAAGTCTATGATATCATTATCAGCAGTTTCAAATTCGTAGTTCTGATCGTACGTTGTATTTTTATTGTCTATTGTATTATATGTAGCAGTAGTCCAAGATGCACTAGATGTACCACCTGTCAATGTTTCTGGTATAGTAAATGTACCAGAACGGTTAATAACAATAAGTGTTCTAGTACTAGAATCCCAAGACTTAACTTCAGCAGTTACATTAGAACTACCTCCAGTAACAGTCTCACCAACAGTGAAGTCTCCAGAACCACCAGCAGCAAGACCAACTGTAATTGCATTAGCAAAGGCAGTCTCAATAGCATCAAGTTCTGTAAGACCAGTGTCAATCTCCTCATCACTGTACTCAAAGAGTTCGCACTGACATTCCCAAACGTAATTCTTACCTAACTGATAGAAAGGACGTTCGACTTCTACAAACTTAATTTCAAATAAATGTTTAGTTATAGGGAACCAAATTAAATCCCCTTCGTTGGGTCTTCCTTCGACATTGAGGACAGTGCTGTCATCAACCTTTTCTTTAAATTTTTCACGGGAGAATACAAATGTTGTCTTATCCTCGATGCGGATCCCAAACTTCGTAAGAAGTTCGCCTTGTCCTTCCCATCCTTCAACATTATTGACATAGGCACGAATCGCTTTGGCACTTTCAAATTTGCCATCAGAATCCTCTCCGAAGACACTATCACGGTTGACAATAGTTCTCGGCACGTAGTAAATATTTTGCCCGTAAATTTCAATTGTTTCTACAATTAGATTTTCTATAAACTTCTGCTCTTGAGCAGACCCATTAACGTTCAAACGTGAAGAATTACTATAGTCAGACTGAACGTAATCCTGTGCTGGTGAATTTGAATATGCCATTTAGTAATTACCCTACTAAGTCCATAGGTGGAAGTTCATAAGTATCACGTAACTTCTCTTCCAAAGAAGTTTTATAAGTACTACCATCTTCAAGTATTTGTCTACCATTAAGTGTAACACCACCTATCATCTGAATACCATCATACTTACTTAGATTTCTACCCCACTGTTGTTGGAACAATGCTTCGGTATAATCCTTTAACCAATTATCATTATACATGTCAGTGTATGTATCTGGGTCTTGACGCATGTTACAATCAACCATAATAAAATCACCCACTGCAATATCTTTCCAATCAAAGTCCATATAAAGTTTGCCTTGCATTTCATTCCATTTAACTCTACGATTTGCTTGAGAGTTGGTTATCCAATCTAAAGTCTCAAGATATTGAGAAGTCATATAGTAATGTAAAATACGACCATGTGTCATATTATGAATATCATTCAAGAAAAGTTGATATTTAATATTGAATATATTACCACTAGACATTTTTGACAAACCAATGTTTGTATAAACATGATTGATGTTTAACATACCTGGAGGTGTGTCGATATAATTATCCGCACCATACCAAGGAGTTGAACCTTGCTGAGTAAACCCTTGTCCTGCAGTCAACATTGCCTGTGTAACTTCAACTCTCATGAACGTCTTATAACTTCCGTTATAATGATATTCCTGATAGTAATCAATTACTTCTTCAACTAGGTCATCTAGTTGTTCAGTAGCAACGTTAATGTCTATCGTAGGATATCCTAACCTACGAAGAGCATAGTTCTTCAATTCAGTTTTACTTGCGGGTCTAGTTGTGGACATTTATTTTAAGCGAATGAGGAGATCGCCAAGTTAGTTACATCATTAGCACCAACGGTTTCTCCTACTTTGAAGAATCCGTCAACGGTATTAACTGTAATTGCATTAGTACCGAGAGCAGTAATAACACCAGTTGTACCAGATGATCCACCTGTTACAGTTGCACCAACTTCCATCGTTGTGATGTCAGATAGAGCGAATGTAGCATTGGTGAATACTGTAGAAGTATTAATCGATGCACCATTACCATGTATTGCTGATACAGGGATCGTTGCACCGTTACCATGAATAGCAGAAACAGATGATGTTCCTCCATTTCCATGAATAGCAGAGACTGGGATAGTAGCATTACCATCACCTTCACCTGCAATTGTGATAACTTCAGATGCTGCGTATCCAGAACCATCATTATTAATTGCAACACTAGTAACGTTACCAGATGCATCAACAACAATATCTACCGTCAGACCAGTACCTGATCCACTTGCTGTTGTTGAAACACCAGTAGCACTTCCTTCAGTATATCCAGTACCAGCAGCAGAGATAGTTCCAAGAGTTTTAACTCCAGATGCGTTAGCATTAACAACTGTAATAGTGTCTGATGCAGCATATCCAGAACCATCATTATTAATTGTTAGAGTTGCAAGACCACCTGAAGATACTGTTACATCAACTGTCAATCCAGTTCCTGAACCAGATGAAGTTGTAGCAACTCCAGATGCTGTAGTATATCCAGTACCAGCAACACTAATAGATCCGAGTGTTTTAACACCAGATGCATTAGCGTTAGTAATTGTCAATACTTCAGATGCTGCATATCCAGTACCATCATCGTTAATTGTGACACCTGTTACAGCACCAGATCCATCAACTGTAATGTCAACAGTTGCAGAAGATCCAGATCCAGAAGCAGAAGTAGCAATAGCAGATCCAGCAGCATAACCTGTACCAGCAGTAGCGATAGAACCGAGGGTCTTAGCACCAGTGGCATTAGCATTGGCGATTGTTAGTGTTTCACCGATTGCATAACCAGAACCATTTGCATTGATTGATATACCAGTGATGGCACCAGTGCCACTAACACCAGTAATATCAACTGTACATGCACTACCAGATCCAGACGAAGTTGTTGCGATAGTAGTTCCTGTAGCATATCCAGTACCAGCACTTAAAGTACCAACGTTAAGAGCAGAAACACCACCCAGATTTGGGTTAGTGATTGTCAAAGTATCAGATACAAGATAGTCTGTACCAGCAGTATTCAATGCTATTCCAGTTATAGCACCAGCAGCGTTAACTGTAGTATCAACTGTTAATGAAGATCCTGTTCCACCTGATGTAGCAACGTTTGAAGCACTCGAAAATCCACCAATACCATTAGCAGTAATTGATCCGAGAGTAACAACGACACCTGGTGTTGGGTCTCCAGATAAATTCATAGTCAATGTAGTTGAAGTTGCAAGGTTATTGAGCATAGACTTCAACTGAGAATAAGCATTATCTAGTTTTGCTTGTACTCTTGCTTCTGTATAATAGAGGTTAGTTCCTTCTGATAGACCACCAGTATTATGATTGGTTAGGTTTGCTGCCTGAGTAGAAGTTGCAGCATTTCCAGAGGTGTCCTGATTACCTGCTGTATTAACGCCTGGAAGGTTAATTGCAGCAGTACCATCGAATGATACTCCACCAATGTTTCTTGCTGTTGCAAGAGCAGTAGCAGTAGCAGCATTACCAGAGGTGTCCTGATTACCGCTTGAATTAACGCCTGGAAGGGTTATATCAGCAGAACCATTGAATGATACCCCACCAATATTTCTCGCTGTAGCGAGGACTGTAGCAGTAGCAGCATTACCTGTAACTTCACCAGTAATAGGACCACTAAATCCAGTAGCAGTTAAAATACCAGTGTTGGAATTGAACGTGAGGTTAGTACCAGTCTTCGCTGCAAGATTGCCAGTTGCTGCTGTTGCGAATAGAACGTTACATGAAGTGTCAGTAGATTCGTCAGCAAGAGTAATTGTAGTTGCAACATCAGCAGTACCTGTAAGATCTCCAGTTACATCTCCAACTACATTACCAGTTACTTGGGTAGTAGTTAGAATTCCTGTACTTGGATTGTAATTAAGTCCTGTATCA